TTCAACAATTAAAACAAATTCAATTATCCTTAGATGGAATATTTGAAGAGGAGACACAAGATGCCAAGAAAAAAATCTAAAAGAAAAGTATATTTTGGACAAGAGGTTCAAGACGCAATAATTGAGTATAATGGGTCAACTGATAGTGTGGAAAGAAATGAAATTTATGGTACTAGAATACATAAAGCATTTGATAAACTTGCAGAGAATATAATTAACACATTTAAGTTTACATATTTTGATTATGGATTTGAAGATGTGAAACATGAGGTTGTGGCATTTATGGTTATGAATATGCATAAATATGACCATACAAAAGGTTCAAAAGCATTTAGTTATTTTTCTGTTGTTGCAAAAAACTATTTAATTCTACATAATAATAATAACTATAAAAAATACAAAACACATGATAAAATGGAAGTCTTAGATAGACACAAAAGTTTTAAAGAAATTAGTG